ACGGGCTAACAAATACATTCCGTCTAAGCATTGAAGCCATCAGCTCAGGTGTATTGCCTGATGCTGGCATGTCCTTCGAATTGCCTAAGATCACCGTTGTACCAACTGTCGCTGACACTGCCGAAGGCAATGCACCAAGCGAAACCGATCAGAATGCGGCTTTTGTAACTGCAACTGTCAAAAAGTATGCAGGACAACAGACTTTCTCTGTGGAATTGCTAGACCGCACAAGTCCTGCGTTTTTTGAGGAATTGATGCGCACTCTCGCAGGAGCGTATGCAAAGGCTACAAATGCGGCAGTAAATAACGCGCTCATTGCAGGTGCAACACTTGACAGCACAACCACCACAACATATCCAACAGCTTCAGAGCTTCTCGGAATTGTTGCACGCGGTGCGGCAAGCGTTTATGGCAATACTCAGAAATTTGCGTCAAGCATGATCGTATCGAGCGGTCAATGGTCAAATATCATGACCTTGAACGATAACGGTCGTCCGATTTACAACGCATCACAGCCACAAAATGCAGGCGGTGTTGTGACACCTTCATCACTTCGCGGCAATGTCGCAGGTCTTGATCTCTATGTGGATTACAACAACGGCGGCGATGGAGATGGCACAATTCTCATTGTCGATCGCGATGCATATCAGTGGTTCGAAAGCCCATCATTCCAGCTTCGCAGTAACTTGATCTCAACAGGTCAAGTCTCAATCATGATGTATGGGTATGGTTCCATCGTCACGAAGATTGCGGCTGGCGCTTTCAAGAATAACAAGCAGTAATCGCCACCCTAGTCATGGACTGATTCGCTCCTGAGTCAGTCCAGCCGAATCGAAAGGATCAGAGCTAATGCCAGCAATCATCACTGCAACTCAATTGCGGAATGTGCTTGGTGTTAGCTCTGCTCTTTACGATGACACATATTTGAATCAAATTATTGACAGCGCGGAGAACATAATCCTTCCGATGCTGGTACAGAATAGTTCTAAAGTCGCGTGGGTTCAATTGAAAGATAATGTGGCTTTTTATTACACAGTACGCCCGCACGGATTTACGACCGGTCAAAGCATTGTGATCTCAGGACTTCCATCAGTATTTAACGGCACAAAAACCGTCACCAATGATTATCGATTTATTTCAGAATATACGCCGCAATATGGTTATCCATTCCCATTCTTACCGGCAGGATATTCAATTGACTTTAACGGTCAAGTATTCTCATGCGCGGTTACGAATGCAGACATCGAGCTTCAGCCATCGATACCACAAGGCACTGCATACTTATCAGGCTATGACGCGGCGACTTTGTACGCCAGCACTCCCGCAGTCGAATCTGCGGTCTATGTCGTCAGCACAGAGATATTTCAATCCCGACTCTCGATCGGCGGTCAGCTCGAAGGCGTAGATTTTGCACCTACGCCATTCCGTCTAGGGCGATCATTGCTATCGAGAGTCCAAGCTTTGCTCGCACCGTATCTTGATGTCGAAACAATGGCTCAATAATGCCTGCCAATTCAATTCAAGTCGATATTCGCGATGCACTCAAGACAGCATTCTCAAACCTTGCCGCATCGACATATAACAGCGTGCCTGAGTCAGTCATATCGCCAGCAATCGTCTTAGTACCTGGGTCACCTTATTTTGAGCCACAATTGCTTTCAAAAGGCAATGTCAAAATAAAAGTGAATATGGTTGCAACGGCAATCGTGTCGTATAACAGCAATCCGGCTTCTCTCGATAATATCGAGAAGCTAATCATTAGCATTCTAGCGGCTCTGCCTGCTGGATACATCGTGGGCGTTGTGGAGCGTCCATTGGTGACACAAATTGGTGCGGCTCAATACCTAACGGCTGACATCAATATTTCGACATACTTCACTCAGACCAATTAAGGAGTAATCATGGCAACGACCGTCATCACGGGGCGCGATCTAGTCTTGACGATCGCGACCAAAAATTACGATGAGCAAGCTTTATCGGCAACGCTCAGCAATGATCCGACCATCGAGACTTATCAGACTTTGTATCAGAAAGCCTATAAGCACATTGATGATCAGTGGAGCTTTGAAATGGAGATGCTCGCCGATTGGGGCGCGGCTGATTCACTTTGCGAAGCTTTATGGAATGCAACTGAAAGCGCACCTAATACAACTTTGGCAGTCTCACTGACTGCGGTATCGGGCGCTGTCTTTGCTTTCAATGTAATGCCAGCATTCCCAAGCGTAGGCGGTACTTCACCCGATGCACAGACCGTCAGCTTCTCATTCACCGTTGTCGGCACACCCACCGAGACATTCAGCTAAGAGATAGGACATCAGGAGCATGAAGTTAGGACTTGAAGTGACTTTTAATTCAGGCGAGTCGGTATCGGTAACGGTACTGCCGCCTGAATGGGTCAAATGGGAGACAAAGACAGGTCGCAGGATCACAGACATCAAAGGAGACAACCTTCTCGGAATGACTGATCTTGCTTTTTTGGCGTATCACGCAATCAAGCGTGAAGCGGCAGGCAAGCCATCACTTCCATTCGATACCTGGATCGAGACTGTGGCAGACATAGATGCGAGCCCACTAAACCCAAAAGTCACGGCGGCGGATCAGTCGGGCGGCTAATTGTCGAGCTGGCGATCGCCACAGGAATTCCGATGTCTGAATGGACATCGGCTGAAGACATTATGACGGCGATTGAAGTATTGGAGAAACGCAATGGCACAAGAGGCAATCAGCTATGACAGAAAAGAGCTGACTGCAATCAAGCGTGCGTTCAAAGCAATGGACGAACAAGCTTTAGCTGAAGCCAAAAAGAAATCCAATGCTTTGGCTGATTTCTTGCGTGACAAAATTATCACCGCCGCATACGGCAGGACAAAAGCCACTGCGGTGGCAGTCAATATTGCCAAAGGATCAAAAGTCGTCAAGTCATCAAAAGTCGGAGAGTTATCAATTGGCTTTGCGAGTCAAAAATTCTCAGGCGGTGCAACGACTCAACAACTTTGGGCTGGTATGGAATTCGGATCAAAAAGATTCAATCAATTCCCGTCCTGGAGCCCACAAGGTTATTTTATATATCCCACGCTTCGCGCTAATCAGGGCGAGCTTGTGAAACAATGGGAGCAATCATTCTCGGAGATTGTTAAGAGGTTCGACTGATGGCAGGATCACGCACACTCAAGCTGTCGATACTTGCCGATGTCGATGATCTACGCAAAAAGCTCTCGGCTGGATCAAATGAGGTTGAAGGCTTTGGCAGTAAGGTCGCAGATTTTGGCAAAAAAGCGGGATTGGCATTCGCGGCGGCAGGCGCGGCGGCGGCGGCATACGCTGGCAAGCTTTTGGTCGATGGTGTTAAGGCGGCAATTGAGGACGAGAAGGCACAGACCGCTTTAGCGACTAGCCTTCGCAATGTTGCAGGCGCAAGCGATCAAGTTGTCGCCAATGTCGAGAAATACATATCAAAGACGGCTGTGGCAGTCGGTGTCACTGATGATCAATTGCGTCCAAGCTTTGATCGCCTGGTACGCAGTACCAAAGATGTTGAAACGGCTCAAAGACTTCAGGCGCTTGCTTTAGATGTTGCGGCGGGAAGCGGTAAATCTCTCGAATCGGTCAGCGCGGCTTTGGCTCGCGGCTTTGATGGTAATACTGCGGCGCTCGGTCGCTTGGGCATAGGACTTTCAGCCGCCGAATTGAAATCAATGACTTTTGATGAAGTCACAAAACAACTTGCAACAACTTTTGGCGGTCAAGCCACAGAGCAAGCTGAAACATTCTCAGGCAAGATGGAACGATTAGGGATTGCATTCGATGAAGCCAAAGAGACTGTCGGATCATTTGTACTCGATGCCATCACGCCATTAATTACCAATTTTGTTGATAAAGGCATACCCGCGATCCAGGATTTCGCAGACAAAATTGGCAATCAATTGTCGCCTGTCTTCACAGACTTATTTATTTTTATTCGCGAAGAAGCATTGCCAGCATTGCAGAGATGGTATCAATTCCTGGTCAATGAGGTCATACCCGCAATTATCAAGACCGTCACACCGGTCATTCAAGGCATATTCTTAGCTTTCAACAAAGTCAAAACTGCAATTGATCAAAATTATGAATCACTCAAGCCATTGATTGATGGTTTCAAAGCTTTTGTGAAATTTGTTGTCTCTGATGTCTTGCCAATTGTGGGCAAGGGATTGGGCGTGGCATTCTCAGCTCTCGGATCAATTATTGCGGGATTGGTCAAAGGCTTCGCGGCAGTAGCAAATGCAATTGACAACATTGTCGATGGTGTTAGGTCTTTGATCAATTTAGTAACGAGCAACCCTGTCGTAAAGGGAATTGGCAATCTCATATCATCGGCTTTTGGTGGCGGTCGAGCTGAAGGTGGTTCGGTAAAAGCGGGCACATCGTATGTCGTAGGTGAGCGCGGCGCTGAGATGTTTGTGCCAAAGACTGACGGCGTGATCGTGCCAAATAACAAGCTTGGCGGCGGTGGGGTAGTCAATAATTTCAACATCAATGTGACAGGTGCGCTTGATCAGGAAGGCGTGGCGCGTCAGATTGTGGATATTCTCAACAATAGCTTTTATCGCGGCACAATCGGAGCGGGCGGCTTGGTGTCAGCATGACGGCTTATACGCCCGAATGGAAGGTCTTAATTGAAGGCGTGGAATACCAAAATATCACGCTAACCAATCTGACAATTTCATCAGGTCGCACAAATATCTATGAGCAAGCTGTGGCGGGGTATTGCAATTTGCAACTTATCAAGCTTGACAATACAACGACCACCCTTGACATCAATGACGGTCTGACCGTACAGATCAAGGATTCAACGGGCGCTTATGTCAATATTTTTGGCGGGTTTATTGCCGAATATTCAACTGAAATCACATCAGTGGGTACGGTAGGCGATGCTCAGACAATTAGCATCATTGCACTTGGAGCTTTGGCGCGATTGCCACGATCCTTGACACAAGGCATACTCAGCACCGACTTCGATGGCGATCAGATATACACGATCCTGGAACAAGTCTTATTCGGTCAATGGAACGATGTGCCTGCGGCATTGACTTGGGCAAATTATGATCCCACCGAGACTTGGGCTAACGCACTGAATACAGGCTTGGGCGAGATTGACCGTCCAGGCGATTATGAGCTGGCAAATCGATCTGCCAGCACGACCGATATTTATTCACTCGTTGCGGCGCTGGCGACATCGGGGCTTGGGTATATCTATGAAGACGCATCAGGTCGCATTGGTTATGCCGATTCAACCCATCGAAGCCAATATCTCGCGGCTAACGGATATGTGGATTTGTCGGCTAACACTGACGCTTTGGCGCGTGGCTTGAAGACCGCAGTGCGCGGGGGCGATGTCCGCAATTCGATCACCATTACATATAAAAACGGGCAACAACACAGTGCGCAAGACGCGACATCAATTGGCACATACGGCAAATTGGCGCAGAATATATCCACATCGCTGGAGAATGGTGCTGACGCAACAAGTCAAGCGCAATTCTATTTGACGCTCAGAGCCTATCCGCGAGCGATATTTGATTCGGTCAGCTTTAACCTGGCAAATGATTTGATTAGTAACAACGACCGAGATGCGCTCATAAATGTATTCATGGGTATGCCTGTCAATATCACGGGATTACCCATCAATATGGGATCAAACTTTCAGGGATTTGTTGAAGGCTGGACTTGGACGGCTGGCGTTAAATCAGTGACGCTAAAACTCAATGTCTCACCCGTATCATTCTCGCTTCAGGCATTCCGATGGAATTCCGTGCCTGTCACCGAGTATTGGAACACCTTATCCCCTACACTCACATGGCTAGATGCCACAATCGTGGCATAAAGGAGAACAGATATGGCAACCACGACCACCAATTTTGGGTGGGATATTCCTCAATCAACTGATCTAGTCAAAGACGGTGCAACGGCAATTGCGGCGCTTGGACAAGACATTGATACCGCTTTGGTCGATCTTAAAGGCGGCACAACAGGGCAAATCCTGGCGAAGAATTCAAACACTGATCTTGATTACACCTGGATAAACAATGATCAAGGAGACATCACGGCTGTCACGGCTGGAACGGGTCTTACAGGCGGCGGCACGACAGGAGCTGTCACTTTAACCAATGACATGGCAACGACCATCACGGCATCAGGCGATATTGTGGTGGGAACGGGATCAGGCACATACGACAATCTGCCAATTGGCACGACAGGGCAGGTTTTGACGGCTGATACAAGCGTCTCGCCATATAAGGTCAAATGGGCATCGCCAGCAGGCGGCGGTAAAGTCTTGCAAGTCGTTCAAGCTGTTGATACAGGATATATTGCAATCACATCAATCGACACTTTTGAAGATGCAAATTTGTCAGCAAGCATTACGCCTAGTTCTACAAATTCAAAAGTGTTAATTATTATCTCACAACAAATCGGTTTCTATAATAACAACAATTCGGCAAACAATGCTTTTGCGAGATTGAGAAGAGACACAACTACAATTTGGAACGCAAGTGCAACGGCAGGGTGGGTCGGACAACAAGATTTAGCAGGCGGCGGACCTAGACAAAATGTTTCAATAGTGTATTTAGACAGTCCTGCAACAACATCTTCTGTCACATATAAACCACAATATAAGCAAACAACAAACGCCAATGATAAAACGCTCTATATGCAAAACGGCAACGGTGGAGCATCAACAATCACTTTAATGGAGATAGGTGCCTAACATGGATTTGATACTTAAAACAAGAGCAATTCACAAATTGCGTCCCGGTGCTGAATGGATTTTAGATGAAAATACGGGTCTGACATTCAAAGATAAAAACATTGCAAAGCCGAGCGATGAAGAAATTGAACAGGCTATGTCCGAAATTGTCGCAGATGACGCAATTAAGGCTGAAGCAAAAGCAGAAGCGCAAGCAAGCGCCAAAGCTAAACTCGCGGCTCTCGGTCTGAATGCTGACGAAATTGCCGCTCTAATTGGATAAAAAAAATATGACTATTTACACTCAAGGATCGGCACAAAGGCTTTGTGAAATCGCATTAGGTGAAGTGGGCTATATCGAGACACCTGACAACATCACAAAATACGGTGAATTTACAAAAGCCAATGGGCTGGCTTGGTGTGGATCATTCGTCAATTGGTGCGCTCATGAAGCTGGCGTGAAATTGCCATCAATGGTCAGTACCGCGATGGGTGCGGCTCGAATGAAAGATGTGGGTCGCTGGCATACAGAGAATCCACAGCCAGGTGATCTTGTATTTTTTGACTTCCCGCATGATGGCGTGGATCGCATCAGTCATATCGGAATTGTCGTTGCAGTCCAGGACGGCGCAATCATTACTGTCGAGGGTAATACCGCACCTGCGGGCGGGAATCAAAGAAATGGCGGCATGGTCATGATCAAGACACGCTCGCTTGGGGCAGGCTCGCCCGTAGTCGGTTACTCGCGACCTAAGTATCAACCGTTAAAGCTTGAGTATCCTGAAGTCAAGGCAAGCGAGGAAGCCGCGAGCAAAGTCAAGAAGAAAGGCAAAAAAAAATGAATCAGGCAAAGGCACTTCTCGCGTCTTGGGCGCGTTCATTCCTTGCGGCTGGATTAGCTGTATATCTTGCTGGCGTAACCGAGCCAAAAGCGATTGCAATGGCAGGCGTAACCGCCGTTGCACCCGTAATCTTGCGATGGCTAAATCCCAACGATTCCGCATTCGGGCGCTCAAAGGATTAATCACAGGACTTCTTGCGCTAGGGGTATCAAGCTGTGGTTACGATGGGTGGGTCAGATACCCCTGCCAAGAGTTCGAGAATTGGTACGCCAATGAATGCCAGCCGCCGCAATGCAAAGTCACGGGAGTCTGTGCTTCAGACCTGGTTGGCGACATCGTTGAACGCTCGAAGCCCTAAATATCAACGCCGTCTTACACCTGAAGACATACATGCTCGACTGATTCTGATCATTGGATCAGTCCTGGCTTTTGTATTTCTGATCATCAGCTTTGGCATCACTTACGCATTAATATTTGT